TGCTTCTTTAAAGACTTCTATTACAAAATCGAATAGTCTTTTTAAAGGTTCAGGTCCTGAAGCTCTGCCACCAAATACTTTGAGTCTAGCACCAGCAGGTCTTACTTTTCTATAATCAAAGGTAGGTATATCTCCTTCCCATAAAGTAGAAAGAAGCTTCTTAAAGGCTTTTGCCCAGCCTAATTTACTATCTTCTATGACTATAACATCTTCACAATCAGTTAATGTCTCTGGAATGATAGGTAGTCTAGCAATTTCTTGTCTCTCACAAGAGAATCCTACACCTGTACCATTCATTAGAATATATAAAGCTTCGCTAAAGGCTCTCTTATTATTCATAGCTATGTAAGAACAGTTGTAAGCTGCTATGTTATCTCTTTCACAAGCATCTCCTGCTGTCATCATCAATCTCATTGAAGGCATGACATCTAGGTTCTTTATTGCTTGACTGATTGATTTCAAATCATTTTTACATTCGGGTATTTTCTTTTCTAAATACTCTATTAGTCTATCAACTGTCTCATACCATGTTTCTCTTCGATTTTTTTCTGGTAAAAATCTGGCATATCGAGACACTGCTATTACCTCTTGATAGAGGCTAGGTAATTCATTCATCATCTAAGTTAAGCTCCTCCATTTCATTATCATCTACATTCTCTAGTAGATCATCTAATCTATCTTCAATTTTATCTTCAAATTTATTAACGATTTCTTCTGAAGTTATTTCTAATATCTCCAGAAGAGTAGTCTCGTCTATTTTTTTTAGTTCATCACATAATTCTGAAAATGTTCTGTTCATAAGTATGACCGACCATTAGTATCCGAATGTATGTTCAATGCCCCATTGACAGTCAATAGGGACAGTTTGGTATTGAGTAGGAAAGCACCATTTAGGACTAGAAAGGTCCTTAAGTTGCCATTCTGGTGGAACAGATTTCTTCATATCATGTGGTCCAGAATCTTCATCCCATAATTCTTTTAATTTCTTTTCAGGATTAATTTCTCTTGATTCTATTACACAGACTGAATCCTTTTTACAAACTATATCAAAGTCTGGTTTGTTTAGACTTAAATACCATCCATCTTTAACAGCATTGATTAGTAATCCAAATACTATCCAGAGAGCTGCTATCTCTATGTTACCTCTATCTCCGTACATTGCTAGGGTCTCCTTTCCTCATTTCATCTTTTATAAGAATATCTAGATACTCTTTTGCTTTATGCAAATCTTCTAGACCATTTTTATATCTCCATCTCATTACATATTTGATTACGTTTCCCTCTGCATATGGGATTTCGTTCTCTACTATGAATTGTATTGGTTCTATTTTCCAGGTAGAATAATGCTTTGGGTTTTTTATGTTATCTGTTGCTGGCATTTTTGTCATCCTCATTGAATTGAATATTCGTTTATAGATTTCGTTTCTTGCTTTATCACAACTACTTGTCATATGTTCTTTTCAAGTAGTCTAAGCTTACAGCCATCTCATCAAAGCTACCATCATTAACTTCATGAAGCATGTATACACCTCTCCAATGGTTATTACTTTGCATATTTAAATAATCTTCATCATGTTCATAACATGAACCTGCTATGATACCTGTTATTTCTGTACCATCTGCTCTACGAGCGTAGGCGATTTGTCTACCTTGTTGGTGTCCTGCAAAACAACTCATATGCTTTTTATTGAGCATTGCTTGTGCTGTTGTGCAAGGTCTACCCATTACTCCTGATGTAAAGTAATGACTATATGCTATACCATCTATTACTATTACGTCTAAGAACGGATATACTTCCCAACCAAATTCTTCATACTTTAGATCTTCGACTCCGATTAGGTCTTCTAATTTTCTGTCATACTCTATTGCTCTGATAATTCTTTCTTCGTGGTTACCAAGGGTTAGGACTAATCTTGGTTTCCAGCGCTTGTCCTTGTTACGGACTAAGCGCTGTTGTTCTTTCTTTATTGGCGCCATAAGCGCCTTCATACCTTTAACGGACGCCCTTACGTCTGACTTATATGTTCTACCTTCGAATGATTTCTTACCTATGTCGTAAGAAGATAAACTAGGTAGGTCTGCAAAGTCTCCTATCTGAACAATAACATCAGGCTTTTTAGCCGCTGCATACTGTCCTATCCAAGTTAAATAATCTAAAGATATATCGGGTTTAACTTGGGTATCTGGTATTACTAAATGTTTCATTGAAGCTTTCCTCCATCTTTTATTAGGTCATCTACTTCTGTTTGTGCTAGGAATTGTTCTTCTTGTGAAGCAACATGAATAATTCCTAAACGTATTAAATCTTTAATAGCATGATCCATCAGAAATGCAGCTTCTTTTTCATCTACATTAAAATCAAAATCATAACTACCATCTTCAAGTTCTACACAGTTTTTTATAATCATTTATCCAATCCTTTCTAAAGTCTAACCATTCAAATTGATTATCACTAGCCCATTTACCATAGCTAGTTTTACTACGTTTACTTATTTTAACATCTGGATTCATAAATAGAAATATTATTCTAATCTCAGGGTTGCTGTCTCGGAACCAGATCATTTTTTGTCTGGTTGCCAGATCCATCTTTCCCTTCGCTTCTATATATATTTTTCTTATTCCAGTTTTAAAATCAGGAACATAGGTTCTCTCTTTTTCTGGTTGTATAAAACTGTACTTGCTCGGTTCATACTTAGATTTAGGAAAATGTTTTATTAGTACCTTCCAAGCGTTAGCTTCGAATTTACTTCTAAATGAGGGCATTAAATCTATCTCCCCAATCATCATCTTCAGTTCGAAGAATCCATAATACTCTGGCATTCATAAGAAACTCTTCATCATTACCATAAGTATTTCTGACTATTCTAAACATTTCTTCCTCAGATTGACAATTGATTAATAGCTTTTCAGCTTTCTTTTTTCCTATACCTTCGATACCTTTTACGTTATCGCTAGTATCTCCTTTTAAGCATTGTTCATAGAACAATCTTAATCCTTCAAGTTCAGTTTGTTCTAACCAAGTATCAGGTTTCTTCCAACCTTTCCCTGCTATTTCCCAAGAGAAATGTTTGCCTGGTACTTGTAATAAATCTTTGTCTAAAGAGCAGATAGTAGTATCTTCTGTTTGATATATTGCTAAAGCATCATCAGCTTCCAAAGTTTCTGGAGCTAATTCTGCATTTAGGAAGTCGAAACTATACTCTCTTAATGCCTCTAAATGACGAGGCTTAGGAGCCTTTCTGTTAGCTTTATATTCAGGATATATTTGTTTACGAAAGTTTTCTTTTCCTGTTAGAAAAGCTCTGTAACTATCTGCATTTGTTTTAGTTAGCAGTTGGTCTACGAGTTCTTCTGCTCTATATATAGCTATTCCTAAGTCGTCATTCTCGGCACTTGCAGCGCACCTATAACAGACTAAGTCTTGGTCTATAAGTGCTAGCATCTTACATTATGACATCGTCGTTGATGTCATCGCTACCATTGTCAAGTACATAAGATTCGAACTCTTTTGCTAGTTTAAGTACCTTACTAGCTGTAAGTGCTGAGTCTCCTCCTACTGAAAGGGCATTGACAGCAGAGCTAATAGAACTTTGACGTACTATCATTATCTGTCTAGCTGCTCTTTCTTCTTTGGTTTCATAGTTACTTCCTGTAACTCTAGTAGCTGTTTTAGTAGCTGGTACGGGTGACGACGCTTCCGCTGAGGCTACAGCGTCGGCACCTACACCTGTCCATTGCCAATATCCTTTGGCATCTTTTTGAGTTGCTACTTCAATTACATCTCCTTTACTCCAATCCTGAGCTGTTTTAAATACGTCAGGATTTGCAAAAGACATTAGCTTTTTAGACTGAGCTTGTCCTTGTGAGTTCTTGTATGTAATTTCTACTGACTGATAAGAACGTCCAGTCTTTGCTGTATGTGTAGTTGGTTGTCCAACATCAATTATTGATATTTGCATTAACTATCTCCATTTCACCCCATGAAGGTCCAATCTGACATTCAACTCTCATGGGAAGGTTGAATGGATATCCGAATAACTTCTTGAAATTCTTCGGAATATCTGCAAAGCAGGTATCTACTAAATTTACTATACTACTATTATCCCATACTTTTGTATCGAAGTCAAGTATTATTGAATCATGTATAGTATTTACTAGGTCAACTCCTTTGTGTTCTTTGAGTCTATTTCTTAAAGAGACTCGGGCTATTGCCATTAAGTCTGCTCCCAGGCCTTGAACTGGATAGTTTAGTATCTTTGTTCTAGGCCAGAAAGCTTGTCCTTTTTTAATTTCTGGTTCATAGTAATATGTTCTTCCAGTAGGCATTGTAAGTCTACCTGCTTTCTTAGCTTTAAATATTATAACATCGTGCCATTTTTGTAGCCCTTCATATTTCTTATAGAATTTATCTATTACTTTTTGCCAGAATTTTTCATTACCAATGTCTCTAAAGTTAGGATCATGTGCATAAGAATATGCAGAGCCACCATATATTAGTCTAAAGACAAAAGTTTTAGCAATCAATCTGGAAGGGAGACCAAATCTGTCTTGGTTATCAGCATGTTGGTCTACTCCATCCCAGATTTCTTGCAAAGCTACTTTATCTTGGCTAAGATAAGTAGCTCCTACCCATTCTAATTGTTTAGCGTCCGCTTGTAGTAACATTTTCTATCCTAAATATATAATCTCTTAATTGTTCATAAGTATCAGCATCTATAATCTCAAAGAAAACTTGTATACCATATGTATTTATGAGTTCAGCTGTTGCTTCTACAGTATTGTGTAAATATGCATCTTCTAATCCATCACTCATTATTTGTCTCCTCATATCTTGATTTAAATAAACCTTTAATGCTTCCATCAAAGTTTTGTAAATTAGGTCTGCTAGAAGAGAGTCTTCCTGTTCTAGCTACACATTGATTTAATTGTCCATGTATTGTACCAGATTTCCAATTAGAATTTTTAATAAGTGCAACTAATCCTCTGTAATAAGTACTCACCTTTTTTTCTAATCCAGATCTGGTTAATAAAAGATTTATTATTTCCATTGCTTTTTTAGAACCTTTCAAACTTCTTAGGGTTCTTTCATCTGTTGAGTAATATCCTTCTTTTTTTAATTCACTTCCTTTTAAAGGATTGATAAGTTTAGGAAAATTTATTTGGTTTTCGATCCATTTATACTTTGGTAAACCTTTTTTGTTACCAGATTTAAACAATCCATTAATCTCTCTATTACGAAACTTTGCAATTCCACCATACAAGAAAGCAGAAATATGATCATTGCTATTA